AAACAATATCAAGCATTAATAAATTTACTATGAGCAAATACATTCCAACAGAAAACAAACCAAAAGCACAAGTTAAACCTAAGCTTAAAATAAAAGTACAGTTTAATGGAGAAGAGCATATCTTAAACGAGTACGATATAGCTTCTATGGTATCAGAGCTTAACGTTAAAGTAATGGAGCTAACACAAGCAGTTAATGGTATTACCAATGCTATGCAAGCAGCTACAGAAGGAGTACAACAAACAACTGCTCCAGTACAAAGTAAACTTAGTTTACCAAAGTTAAAAACACAAACTAGTACTTTAGATGCTCCAGAAAATATATATCCTAATGCTTCTGATAACGTTAAGTTACAGTCATAATGATACCCTGGTTATATCAAGGCAAAGAAATTAATAGTACGGACGATTTCCCGAATAAGGAGGCTATAGGTTTTATTTATTTAGTTCAGAATATATACGATTACTGGTACATCGGTAAGAAAAATATATATTCACACATTACAAAGCCTCCTTTGAAAGGATTTAAGAGACGGCGAAAGCTGACTAAAGAGTCAGACTGGTTAACATATAAATCGTCTAATAAAAGTGTTAAGTTCTGGGAACCATGGGAGTTTAAGTCAAGAATAATAATAGATTTCGCATACACAAAAAAACATCTAACGTATTTAGAATGTCACGCACAGTTTAGTTTGAATTGTTTAACTAACGAGATGTGTTTAAACGATAACATACTTGGTAAGTTCTATGCAGGCGATTTAGTTAATTTACCAGTATATGAAATTAAATAAAAAAGCATTTGTTGATAAACATATAACTAAGATATTTCCTCAGTTACAGATTAACATGCAAAAAATATGTGGTGTAGCAGCCTCGAAATGGGCCGATGATTTATTACAATTAAGCGTAGAGTTCTTTCTTAATAAAGATTTAGATGTACAGTATGAATCTTGTGCTAACGATAAAGCAGAAAACTTTATTACGTATATAGCTAACTTTCAACTTAAATCAAGTACTAGCAGGTTCTGGCATAAACATAGAAAGTTTGTAGGTAATACAAGAGAGTTATTTGTTGGTAGTTATGACTATAAGCAAGACGATATGTTTCCTAAACCTTTTGAAGAAGAAGTATCAGAGTTACAAATGTGTATAGATAGACACGTACAAGAACTTAATCCTTTTCAAAAGATGTTAATTAAGGAAAAAATATACTACGGCAATAGTTTTGTAGAAATATCAGAGAAGTTTGATATACCTTATTCTTCTCTACAAACAGGATTAAAAAGAACACTTAAAAAAATTAAAGAAGAATGCCAATGTCACAAATAATACTAGAAATAAGCTTTATCATTAACGTAGCATTAATCTCACTACTTTTGTCAATGGTTTATCCTAAAGCAATAGAAAGATATAAGAAGAGACGTAAAAGCCGGGAGACACAAAAAAATGCTAAGATTAAAAAAATAGTTAGAGAGTACTTAAAAGAGTTACAAAAGTGATAGAAGTAACACTATATAATATAATAACAGTTGCTATAGGTTCGGTGTTTTTTGCATCATTCTATGAACCAATACAACCTCTTAAGAACCGGCTGCTTAGTAAGCTACCAGATAATACAATAGGACGTTCTCTTATCTCTGCCCTCAATTGTCCTAAATGTACTGGTTTCAATGTAAGTTTGATAGTCTTCATTGACTTACAAGCAGCTCTTCTTACGTGTATAGCAGCCTATTTATTAAGCCATCTTATAGACAGAGTTGAAGCATGGTACGAATAAGTGAGAGAGATAGCAATTGGTTAAAAGATCATTTTGCTAAAGAGAGTTACGGTAAGGTACCCAGAGGAACAGTTATACATGATTACTTAAACGCAGAAAGAATATTAAATGGTTACGATAAAATAAGAAAAAGAAGTTGTGGGTGTGAGTACGGAGGTATGGCACGCGCAGTTGATAAGTTATACAAAGAATGGCTAGAGAAAGAGACTACATAACCAACAGTGAATACGACGAAGCATTAAGAAGATTCTATAACGGTATGGATTTTACCGAACATATACACTATAAAGAGAGTTTATCGGAGAAGGTAAATCTTAATCCAAGATTAGTCGAAGAGTTCTTAGTAGAAGAAGAAGAGTATACAGTACTAGAGAAAGGGTATATAGTAACATCATACGGTAGAGTATTTAATCTCAGATTTAGAAGGTTTCTTAAACCTAAATTTTATAACAGTAACATATACATATATTGCGGGGATAGTAATTATAGATTAGAACCTACGTTTAAAAAAATGGGTTGGAACTTTGATAAAGTAGCTATACTTAAGAGATATATTAGCAATGACTGGAATAGAGTAGTTATGGAAAATTGCCAATATGCCTATTTAGCAGAATAACAGCTATTTATATATAAACAGAATCTAAGCAATGGCCGGAGATAAGTTACCAAATAGTGAGATAAATAAGAGAGTCGAGGCGTGTTACAACCTTCGATACGAAAATAATGAACCGTTTAAGTTTAAGCATTGGATAGAATATTGCCATAAGCATTACGGAGATAAATCAGAACAGACTTATACTACCTATTGGAGTAAGTCTAAAAACCTATATGACGATTCTTGGAAAGAAAGACTAAATAAGTTATTAGGTCCTGCTACAGATGAACTAACTAGACTATTAGCATCAGAGGATGAGAAGATTAGACAAAGAGCTATAGATCAAATAGTTAAGTATACAGGCAATGATGTACAAAAGATACAAGCAGAGATAAAGGGAGACATAGAGGTATCCTTTAATACACCAGACTAAATGAACGTAAAGTTATTTACGCCATACAAAGCACAACAAGCCTTTATTGATAAATTTGTTACTACAGATGATTTATTTGGTACCTTAGTAGCACCAAGAGGATCTGGTAAGACTTTAGCAGCAATAAACTTTACTATGTATTGGGCTTTACAAAAGAAGAATAGAAAGATAGGGTGGTGTAGTCCTACCTTTAGTCAAGCTAAGTCTGTATTAGATCAAATAGTTAAAGCAGCACCTGACTTAATAGAGTCATCAAATAGAATGGAAGCCGTTATAACGTTTATAAATGGCAGTACTATAAAGTTCTTAAGTAGTGACTCAGCAGATAACATTAGAGGATTTAGGTTTACACATCTTATACTAGATGAAGCAGCATATATAAAAGAGAGTGTTATTAGTACTATACTATTACCTACATTAAACCCTAATGGAGTTAAATGCTTATTAGTAAGTACACCGGCTGGTAAGAATCATTTCTTTAGTTGGTATATGAAAGATGATGTAGTAAGTCATAGAATTACTTTAGAAGAATGTCCTTATATCTCTCAAACGTTATTAGATGAAGCTAAAAGCTCATTACCTGCCGATATATACTCACAAGAATACTTAGCTCAATTTGTAGATAGTGCTAATGATGTATTTAAGTCTATAGAAAAAGTAGCCTTTGTAGGAGAGTATAGAAGAGGAGGAGATGTATACGTAGGAATAGATACCGGACTATCGGATGATGCTTCGGTTATGACTCTTATCTCTCCCATAGGTAGAGTAATGAACGTAGTAAGTATATCACAAACAGATATAAATACGGCAGCTACGCTCTTTCTTAAGGAGTTACAATCATACAATGTAGTTGGAGGCTATATAGAGACAAATGGTATTGGTAGAGCAATGTTTGACTTAGTACAACCTAAACATAGACGTATAAAAAGGTTTGATACTAACCAAAATAATAAAACAGAAATGGTAAGAAAGCTTATAGGCGATATAGAAACTTGTACTATAGAATTACCATCTATAGATTTATGTCCAGAGTTACATAAAGAATTTGCTACATATACCTATAAATTAAGTCCTACTGGTAAGTTATCTTTTGGTCATAGTAGTGGAGCTCATGATGATTATATTGACTCTTTGATGCTTAGTAACTATAGTAGAGTTCAATTTATGGAACGTAAGCCTATAACAATAAGAGGAAGAAAAGGAATAAGTGCTACATTTGGTACTCCAAAGTAGATGGCACTTTTAATCAACAACTAGATATTTATTAAAGAATGGAGACAATAAGTTTACAATTAGAAGTACCGGAATACTTAACTATACAAAAGTATTGCGATATGAATGCTTATAAAGGAACTAGTAAATTTGGTAAACTAGTACATGCAGTATCAGTACTAACAGAAGAATCTTTAGCATCAGTAAGACAATGGGATGTAAATAGCTTAACTAAAGTAAGCAATATATATGCCGGTATAGCTGATCATAAAGAATTATTTCATCCTATAGTAGAATGGAAAGGTAAATTATACGGGTATAGTAGTATAAAGAAATGCTCGTTAGGAGAATATATTGATCTAGAAACTTATTGTAAAGACATGGAGAACTCTATGCATAAGGTAGCAGCTATATTATATAGACCTATTAAGAAGCATAGATTTAACGATATAGTGTTTTCAGTTAAACAAGGAATAAAGACAGCCATCAATAATGTAGAAGATCCTTTTGATTGGTATGAAGTAGAGAAGTATGACAGTGATAAACGTAGACTAGTAGAAGAAGAGTTTAGAGACTTTCCTGTGCATTTGTTTTTAGGAGGTCTTAGTTTTTTTTTGTCAACCGCAAACCTATATTTGAATCGTATAGCATATTTGAAGCAGGAGATAACGAAGAAGGAGATGGAGAAGATGAGCAAGGAGATACTGGAAAATCTTTCGGTGAACACTGGGGATGGTTCGGATCGCTTTACCAACTCTCTAAATCCAATATACTATCGATCACTGGAGACAAATCAATAACTGATTTAAATCTCTTATTTAGTTTAACATTTTTAGAAATAGAAAAAGACCATAATGAAGAAATCGAAAAAGAAAGAAAAAAGCAGCTTCAAAGAGCAAGAGCTAGATATTAAAAGAGCAACAGAACTAGTAAAAAAGAGTATACCATCAGATGCAGAGTTTATAGTAACACCTACACCTCGTAAGATGATTAACCGTAGAGAGGTACAAGCAGAGATAGATATAGATAAAAAGATTAGAGCTATGTTAGCTACAGGTCATTATGACCATAACCAAATAGCATCAATGGTAAGAGGTGCTAACTTACAAAGAGTAAAAGATGTCAGCAAATAGATTAACCCGTAATGTACCATATAGCGAAATAATAGATTTATTTCAATCAAGATGTGATGCACATTTAGCCATAGCATCATTTGATAGTGGTACTATAGACTACTTAGATGCATCAGCCGTAAATAGAAAATATCCTTTTATATTTCTAAGACCAATGAATTCTTTAGTACTAGATAGACAACGTACCTTATCATTTGAATTATACAGTCTAGATATACCTAAGGTTAAATCATCGAACCATGTAGAGTTACTAACAGATACGGAGATGTACATATACGACTTAATGTCTTATTTTAATTACGGTCCTACTACTATACAACAAAACTATGATATGGCAATAACGGATTGTATTCCTGTTAATGAAGCATTTCAAGATAGAGTATTTGGTTGGATGGCTAATATAGACATCATAACACCATTTAATTTAAACTACTGCGTATACCCTGAATACCCATAATATGTTAAAGAAGACTTTAAAAGCATTAGCTAAACTTATATCCAAGAAGAAAAAAGAAAGAGTAGGCTCTATCTTTAGTACTGGAGGTAATGGTGGTTTAAAGTCATCTATAAAAGAACAAGTAGTAGGTAATGAGAAAGAAGGCTTTGCTATAAAGTCTCAAATGAAAGATTACGGTTACTTTCAAGATAGTGGTGTAAAAGGAGCAAGTCAAGGTAAGTGGAAGAATAGAGTAAGAGCAAATAAAAACTCTTTATATAAACCAGGACAGTTCAAAGCTACTTCTAAGACAATAGGAGGTAATCTACCTTTTGCTGCTAGATACGTAATAAGAAGAATAGGTTTAAAACCTAAACCGTTTGTTAAACCATCGGTATTAGATGTAATGAATAAAGTAGGATATGATATGATTGCAGATGCAACAGCAGAAGATGTAGCTTTAGGATTTACTAATACATTTAAGAACGCTAAGATAGAAGGATAATGGCATTAACTATATTACAAACACCGGACAGTCCTAACGTATCAGGTACTAATTTGATATATACAGTTAGTAGTTCTAATGTACCTCAATTTCAATATAGGTATATTGCTGACTTATACGAGAGTGGTGGTGCTACTAAATTAGCTAGGTTTAAATATCCTCAGAATAGCTCAGGTACTGCTAATATAGATTTAGCTAGACCTATAGCAGATTATTTAAGTACTGAGTATAATTGGACAGTACAGTCTTCTGCTACTAGTGAGACAATACAAGCATTTGAAATTAAATTTGGAGAAGAGTACGGTACTAGTTATAATAGTGCAGTTACTACTTTTACTAATGAAGCAAGTTCCTCTATAAACGTATTTAAAGGTAATATACAGTACCCTACTATAGCAGCATATGATACAAGTTCAAATACCGTAACCTTACAGACTAGTTCTATAAACTATAACAGCTTAGAAAACAAATACGATTCCGTAGGTTTCTATAGTGATGGTACATTATCTAACAACCCTGCTTTAAATATTGCTCCTGCTACTTCTAAATATAGACAAGAAGATACTTTTGCTTTTGGTAGTAAATGGTGGTGGAAACAATTATGGGTTAGTTCATCTACTCCTTTTTATTCTACACAACCAATAGGTTTAACAGATTATGCTACAGAACATTATTTAAGCGATACTAAAATAGAATCAAGAATAACTCTTTTTAACGATAATAACGAAAGAATATGGTTTGGTGATATACTAGATCAACCTGGTGGTGCTTATCCTAATGCAATTATAGGTACTATAGGTACTGGATTAGCTAATTTAGGAGCAGTTGAAAACCTTACAGCATTTACAGCTTCATTAGGTACAGGTCCTTTATCAGCTTCTATATCAAGTAGTAATCAATGGAACTGGTATTGTATAAATACTTATGCAAGTAATACCGAAACTGGTATTCCTCATTTCTACTATAACGAAGATAAAGGAGCAGATAATTTAATTAGCATTAGTACAGGTAGTACAAGTGATTATCTAGGTAGAGTATATGAAGATGTACCGCCTTTAAAACCTTCTTTATGGGCTAACAAATACTACCCTACTAATTGTAAAGGTGAAAAAACAAGATTTGCATTTACTAACTCTTTTGGTGTTTGGGATTATTATAACGTATACATGCCTACTCGTAGAGTTACTAACATAGATAGAAAAATGTACGATGAATCTAGAATAAATCTAAATGACCGTATAGCAACCTATAACGTCTCTAATAGAGG